CATTGTGTCTGTTGTGTTGGACCCTCCAAAACACATAGTCCTGGTGTTGGTTCCATAATTACTGCCTGGGTCGGTCACTCCCCCAAGACGGTCTGCATCGGATGTCCTTTGCTGTTCCATCCGGTAGAGTTTGTAATCACTCCCGGTTGCAAAGGGAGACCCCCAGGGGTTGTTTTCATCCCAGGACAGTCTGGAAAGTGTTCCAACCGTCCACCACTGTTCTTTATAATTAAATGCTATATATCTGTCATTCTCACCAGATCCTGCCTCGGTTGCATAAAACCACCACACTTCGCTATATTTCCGGTTCTCTCCTGCTGCAACCTGACTGAATTTTGTCCGGTCAATTTTTGTGGAAATATCAGTAAACACATAGTCAAGGACATCACAGGGAATCGGATCGACGTATCCTCCATCGTATCGGAAAAAGCCTCCTGGGCCCATCCAGTACGCAGCAAACTCGATTACTGCCACTGCATCAGGACCGACGATCCCTGCCGTGTCGGAAAGTCTCCGTCTGCCATAGATAAAAGGCTGCCCTACGTAGGTTATTTCATGTGCATCCTCATCGGTGATGGCCAGGATCGAGTCACGGACCTTCAAGGCAACCTGGAGATCCCCGGTGCTCTGCAACTGAAAGGACCCTGCCTCTCCTGTTGCTGAGACGGCCCAGGTGGAATAATCCTCCTGATCACTCCATTGGATCTTCCGGGTGTTCCCTCCTGCACCATAAAGCATCACCATCCTCTCCTGGGTGGATAACACTCCTTTGTTTCCGGTTGGTGCATTGGTAACCAGAGCACCATTGAGGGGGTAGGATCCTCCTGATGCATCCCAGTAAATCAACCGTCCGTCCTGTTCAAAGACTCCAAGCAGGTCCTCACCATAGGTGTCAAAATGCCACCTTCCACAGTTGTGCAGAATACTTGACCCACTCTGGTCACGACCCCACTCACCGACATTCCAGACTCCTGCTCCCCATCCGGTGTTGGCACGTCCTTGGGAAGGTCCTGTCTTCCACAGATAGGTCAGGGTGATCGATGCAGACTCATCCGTGGCAAACGTCTCATCGATGGTGATCGAGTTCTCAGATGCAACTGCTGCAACCGTGTAGACGTTTCCGTCGTTGGATCCTCCTGTGATCTTGAAACGTGCAGAAGGATCGAGGAGGGTGTCGAGACCTCCTGTTGCACAGGTCAGGGTCGAGCCACTTGTGACCATCGTTGTAGGTCCTAGAGTCGACCCTCCCGTGAAGGAAGCTGAGACCTCACTGAGTCCGGTGCCACCAGTCCAGTTGTAAACCCTGGTGTTGGTCCCAATGAACATCTGGGCATAACCGGCATTGGTCGACCATGTGATTATAGAACGTGGAACTCCCGTCAGGGCAGAGGTCTCTGCATACCATCCTCCGACAGGTCGCATACGTCCTCCATGCCACCTCATCAGGTTTGCATCTCTCCATCTCCCGTTGGACTCTACCTGGGATCCTGCTTTGACCACACCAGGAGGAATTTCAAGGGAGAGGTATGCCATTTAATAGCTCCAGAGTGCTTCCCGTGGAAGGATGTCAATATGGATAAAACGATCTTTGTGTTCTCCCTTCTGGGAGATTCCAATTCCACTGAACCCCAACCTGCGGGACTGTTCCACAACCTTTAATGCTCTTGGTCCAAAGACCTGGATATCAGATCCCTGGCCTTGGAGATGAGCCGACTTGGGATAACCACCTGAGGCTCGATTGTGCGTTTCACAACGTCTTCCACTGGAAATCCGTAGTGGGCCGACCTTATTTCTTAACTCCTGCAACATCCTCATGAACTCACCATCCATTTCATCCTCACGACATTTTCCACACTTGCATCGCATTTCAGCCTTGCTGAAATTGGGGGTGATCATGTCAACCATGAATGCCCCCGTTGCAATGAGGAAGTGTCGACGTAATATAAGCCAACCACATTAAATTTTCCCATCCGCTTCCAACTTTGAGCGGATCTCGGTGACGATCTTATCATCGATGGTGGTGGTTGTCCTTTTGGCTGCCCATTCACCAAGCATCAGGAAAACCCTTAAAACGACTTTCTCGGATAACATCGATATCACAAGGGTTTTGGCTGCACCTGCCAGGAGGGGGATCATCATCTTTTGACTTTCATTTCTGTAACCAGTTCCCGGATTGCAGAAGTTTGATCGCTCAAAGCGAGTTTGAACTCCTCGTTCCTGGTGTTGGTGCTGTTGATCAGGTTGATTAACCGTTCATCAGAGGTGTCATCCTTATTCCTCCAGGAATCGATCTCCGACTGATGCATCAGGTCTTTTTTATAGATGTACCACATGCAGGCACCTGTCACAAAGACCGGGACCCCCAATGTTTCTATCAGACCAAGGATGATTTGGATATCCATTATCCAAGATTCTTTTCTGCTTGTTGTTCTGCCTGAAAAGTTGCCCAAGCAGATTTGACTTCATCTGTCCAAACAGAATTGCAGACATCCTGAGTTTCCTGTGGTTCACCACTAATATCTGAATCAGGATGCAGGACATGGCGTTTAAAGCTTCTTGAAAGTTCTTTTCCATCTTCACTGATAATCGTTGCCTGCCGACATTGGATAGCTTTGAAATCACCGACGATCTCTATTTTGTCGCATTTTATTTCTTTTGTTAAAGCCATTTAAAATTCCTATTATTTGTTGAACGATTTACTCCAATCATCTGATTGAACTTCCATTATTGATTCTTTGGATATGGTAACCGTCTCCAAGCACCTCGCAGCTCATCCCAAAAATCCTCATTTTTAATATCCTCACCACAAATTTGTAATATATCATCAAGTTCATTAATTTGCTTTCCATCAAATCCAGTTTTATGATGAATAGAATAAAGAACAACTGGTATTTCATCCAAACCTAAAGTAAAAGCTATTGCCAATCTGTGATTACCGTCAAATCCTTTACTGTGAATTACACCTTTGTTACATCCAACGACAAGTGGTGAAGTAATACCATTTTGCTTAATGGATTCGACCAAATCATCATACCCTGCTATCGAGGGTTCGTATAAACGGTGTCGCAATACTTGAGGGTTAATTTCAGTGTAAATCATTTCAGCCATTTTTATTATGCCACTCGATACGAAAATCCGATCATAACTTTTCCGTCATCACTCCATTCAGCCGTGGTGAGATCTGAACTTCCTGTCGCTACATCCCCGACATTAAAAGCTAAATAGCTAGTAGATTTTGAAATATAAAAGGCAACTGAAGCAGTAGCAGTTACTAAAGCCAAACTGTTGGCATACGCAACACCTCCACCAGTATACCCTGCATTATTATCAACTGCTGCAAACGGTAACCCGGTAATTACAATAGCTCCACTGGCAGAACCAAGAGATGTGGTTTGGAAAAATCCTTGGACATGGCACAAATTCCCGATTTTGGTGTAATAACCAGTATCGTACGATTCATCCATCGTCGCATTACGCCCGGTCAAGGTATGGTCCTGAACCTGAGCATCCCAAGTTCCTTCCTCGTAAGAATCGAGCAATTCACTTGTCATTCCAGAAGCAGGTGAGGCTTGATTGCTAAAATCAATCCCCTCTCCTGCCGTGCCGATGACGAGACTGCCAGAGGTTATAGTTATATCGGTGCCATCTGTCGTCATACCACTTACGCCAGCAGCAGGAGCGGCTGAACTTGCCCATGTTGATCCATTACTTGTTAGAACATTTCCTGAAGTTGATGGAGCAATGGAAGTTATCGCAGATGCTCCCGCACCAACTAAAACACTGTTTGCCGTATGTGTCGAAGCTCCAGTTCCACCATCTGCCACTGCGAGGTCAGTGATTCCAGTGATCGATCCACTATCAATATCCACTTTACTGATATTTACTTCACCACTTCCATTGGGTGTAATATCGATGTTGCCATTTGCACCGTCTGTTATTGTTATGGTTCCGGAATTCGATCCTGCATTTGTATCTAAAACTAAATCTTGTGTGCCTGAAGAGGTGATTTTACCTGAAGCAGATCCTGTCCCAATGACAGCTTGGTCTGTACTGAGGGTGATATCTCCTGTTGCATCCAGGGTGACGTTATTGGATGCATCTGCCTCAATTTTCTCCGTGTCAGCACCAAATGTGAGCCCAACCTGGGCCGGGAGGTTGACATCCGAGGTTGCAGTCAGGTTGATATCTCCACCGGAGTTGACGGTGAGATCCGTGTCATTGCTCTCGATTTTATCATTGTTATCAGAGGCAAAAGTGAGTCCGACCCCGGAGGGGATATTCACATCCGAGGTT